CCGGTTATGAGGTCAAAGACCTCCTCCTGGGGAAAGGATACCCCGAAAGTTAGCTAATGCTGAGTCTGACAGAGCGCACACGCCCTGGCCAGCCCCTAGGGGCTAAGCCAGAGGGGCGGACACCGAGGAGAGCGAGGTTAATCACGCACTCGCTTCCCCAACGATCTAAGGGAACTAGATCGCTTTTCCATCCCAAGCCCCGGACCCAAAGGATACCTCCGCGAAGGCGGGGGCGCCAATGGACCGGATCTCGGTGAAGGACGGTGTCTCCGAGCCACGAAGGCCCGGATACGCGATGCATCGAAGGGATCTGATCCAGGATGTGCCGAAGTAAGGATGACGCCTGCCGGTTGATTGGTAGACGTCGCTTCAGCGCATTATGGAGACTGACCCACTCTAGTGGCGTCTCGGGCTCCGATTTCAGGAAAACAGACCTGACGTCGAAGCCTAAGAAGAAGTCGCCCCCGCAGGACTCCCGGAAGGGGCCCTCGAGGAACGACTTCCGCACGTTCGGCGTGAAGCCGAAGAGCTTAAGTGCAGCCACAACTCCGCGAGCGGCGCCCGTGGGGATAATAATATCATCCCCATAGACGTAAAACTCACGACCTGGCCGGAGGCCCGTGACACCGTGGATAAGTCCACAGAAAATCAGGGTTTCCAGTTCGAACGTGAATCCGTTCCCCATCGAAGAAAACTTATCGAGGAGAAACCAACGACCCTTAAAAAGAGTCATTGGACTGCGAAGCGCATCGAGAAGTGCGAACCAGTCCGGCGGCAAAAGCTGCCGGACGAGTTCGTACGAAACGGTGTCAGAAGCATTGCTTAGGTCTATCGTTGCCATATCCCCGCAAACGCTGGCCCTCGCGGCCAGAGAACGATGCAGGGACTGCCCATTGGGCAGTGGAACGTGGGTTAGCCGGGCCAGCGGTTTCAAGGCTGGTTCCCTCTGCACGTAAATGCCGATATTGGCTAACCTCCCCTTAAGATGAGAACCGACACCGAGTTGGCAGTACAAATTGCCTAACGGTTCGACGCAGATTCCTCTGCGCGTTTTCCCATCTTTGGGAACCGTTGTGAAACGGTTCCCCCTGGTATACGCCAGGTGGGGTAGACCTAACCGCACCCGCCACCGATCCCAATACGTGGGATCGACGGTGTGCCGAAAGATTGCTTCGGCTGGGGCGGTAACGTGTGGTGTTATCCACATCTTATCGGCTAGCGTCGTCGTGACGTGCCCCTTCATCTCGAACGCAGTGCCAGGACCAAATCTCCCCTCAATGTGTGAAGGAAGCCGACCCAAGATGCGGCTGATCATTTTTCTCGCTCTTCTCCGAATGGAGTAGAACGCCTCACCTAGGGCATCGCCCGGAGGGAGGAGATCAAGCATCTGTAGCCGATAGTTGGTCTCTAAGCACTGGTTCTCACAATCCAAGAACGTCGTTTCCGCAGCTTGCTCTTTCGAGTAGCTGGTAGGAAGGAGATCGTACTTCCGAAGAAAATCAACGGAAAGCGAATCTCGGCGGAACCTCTCGGCTCCAGACACGGCGTCAAGGTAATTGCGTGGATCAACTGCCGAAGTGGCCAGCTGGTCCCACTCCCCGTACCTTAGCAGGATTTTCTGCTTGAGGCTTGTCGGAGTGGCGAGGGTGGCATACAACCGGGCTGCGGCGATTCGAACCGCCGCGGGAAGAACGGCCATTGCTGTCTCCTTAGTGAGATGGCTAACAATGTATACGGAGGACCAAAGTCAGGTGGGCGCGAAGCCTTCCTGAGCAACGGAACGAATCAGATCGGAAACCAGAAGGTTCCCCAACTGTACGAACGCGTTGTCGACGGCAGTACTGTCGACATTGGTGGGGAGGACCCCCTCCAGCGTAAACGGCACCGTCGCGGCGATCGTCGGAATACCGGCGACGTCAACCACGACGGGGAACCTGAATGAAGCAGTCAGGTGCCGTCCGTTCTTCGACCCATTATCACGAGTCGACACGGTGAACACCGGGCGCTGTCCGATAACCGCAGACGCAGCGTTAAATCGCCATTGTGCAGGAGACTTATCTCCAGCACTAGGTGTTGCAGCCACATATACGACATCGGCATCTCCCGAGTCCTTTACCGTGATGTTTGCCATTGCGGGCATGAGTTAAACCTCGTGTGGACTACCCCCGGATACCGGTAAGTAGTTGGGTTAGCAAGGATGCGGCGTTAACCGCACGACGTTTGGAGTCTTTCAGGTTAAGGATAACCTGGGTACTAGGTACAGGCGTTGGCAACGCCGGCACCCGAGAGGACTCAGTAATGCGGTGGAGATACAACTGATTCCAGCTTTGATCGTAGTGATCTACGCTGATATGCTCAGCCACACCCTTCACGTACACACTGTATCCCGGGTTGAGTACATCGCAACCCACGAAGTCCGTAAAGGACCCGAGGAAGTTCTGTACATCGAAGGCCCAGTCGACAAGGAAGCTGAATGGAATCAACTCCCAAACGATTTGGGCCGGATTGAGCAACCCTAACTGGTTCAGTAGGAAGAGATTCGGATTGGTGAGGTAAACCTCGGCGTACGCCTGGTGGCGAACGACGCAGTTGTACACATACCAGTCCTTACCTCCGGGTCCGTCATATTGGACCCGCTCCCAACTCAACCCCGAACTGGCACTCCCATATGCCTTCCCACCGGGAAGGGGCTGGGACAACACTTCAAAGGAGTCATAGACGTCCTGTATCAGCGGTTGCCAACCGAAGTTGTGTTCCAGTATCGCACCTGCGGCATTACGCGAGAGTTCTCGTCGCGTCATGCCCCTATGCTTCTTCTTGGTTCTCGTCCGCGGTAAGCCGATTGCATCGGCAAAACCGGGTAGATCACCTCGTCGAACGGACCGGAAACCCCGGTACAGTTGCATAAGGCGGTTAGCTACCATATCGAATGACTTTCGCCATTCGGCAGCAGCGACACCGACAGATGAGTTTTCTCCTGTGGCCTCGGCCTTTAACCGCTGGTAACAGCGATTTCGGGCTGAGATCGTTCTGGAAACAGCTTCATCATAGAGACTCAGCTGCGGATCCGTGTACCAATTCCCGTTAGGGAGTTGATGTGACGGAGGTGTAACCTGCCAATAGGTTCCTTGGTAGGTCGTCACCTCAACACCGTTGGCATACCAACCGTGCTGCACTTGGCAGCGGGCGGGTTGTCCGACGTTGTTAGTCCAGTAGCGATCGATGTTTCTAGGCCGATACGGCATGGCGTGCTCCAAAAGCGCCAGCCGAAAGTGGGGCGGACGCCCCATAAGGGCCCCTAAGTCGGGGCTCTCGCAGATGGCCTCTGCGCAGGCTGCTTAGTGTAGTACTAAGCGGCAACTCCGGGGGGGGTGTGTCAAAGCC